AGTATTTTTTAAACAAATTAATATTCAACAAATACAAAATTTTGGTGGTCTTATTTGGTGTTTACCTGATACCAATTTATATAAAAATATATTAAATATAGATGGTAATGATATTGATATTAATTTATATAAAGATATATTACCATCTAATACATTAGAAGTTTATAATAATTTTTTCGCAACAGGTTTAACAAAATTTAAAATAAAACATAAAATTACATCTCATTTAATTTTATCAGATGGTATTAAAACTCCTTCAAAATTATATTTAAAAAAACTAGGTAATAAATATAAATTTGTAAAATATGATTATATAGATAGTGATGGTATTATTTTACCATTAGATACGAATAATGTAAAAGAATTTGATTTTATTCATAGATTAAAAGGTGATCATTCAGATATATTAGAAACCACAGATTTTTTTAAAAAAATCTGTAAAATACTCAAATAATAATATATATAGATATATTAATAAAGTACTTTAATGGGCTCAGGAGTAATACAATTAGCATCATATGGTATCCAAGATATGTATTTTATATACAATCCAACGGTTACTTTTTTTAAAACAATATATAAACGTCATACTAATTTTGTAATTGAATCAATTCCACAAAAATTTAATACTAAAGCAGATTTTGGTTCTAGAGTTACATGCACTATTGCAAAAATTGGAGATTTAATTGGAAAAATTTATTTAGTTGTTAATCTACCACCTATTGGAAAATTTAATGATATACAAAATGAATCTGGTATTGGTAATTCAAATATTTCATGTTGTGCATGGGTTGAGAAAATTGGATTTCAGCTTATTAAAAAAATTGAATTAGAAATTGGAGGAATAACTATAGATCGTCATTACTCTGATTGGTTTAATATTTATCATGAAATAACTGTTAGTTTATCTAAAAGACCAGGTTTGGATAATATGATTGGAAATATTTCAGATCTTGTTGATTTTACATCTTCAAAACAGGGTTATCTATTACATATTCCATTAATTTTTTGGTTTAATCGTTATCCTAATTTAGCATTACCTTTAATTTCATCATATAATTCTGATGTTAAAATTAATATTGAATTTAATACTTTGGATGACTGTTTAATTATTGGTCCTTCACATTATATTAATATTGAAGATGATATATGTTTATTTGAACAAGGAGACATTTTAACACAAACTGTTAATAATATTGTTTATTACTATAAATTTATTAATTATGATCCTATTTTAAAACGTTTATACTATATTAAAATTACACCAGAAACAATGACATCTAAAAATCCTTTATACTTAGTATCAAATACGTCTTTTTATGTAACACCTAGTTCTTCAGAAAGCCTTTACTTTAATAAAATTAAATATTTTTCTCAAATTATTAATTTGGCATTAGGAGAATCTTATTTATTAGTTGACTATGTGTTTTTAGATAATGAAGAAAGGTTAAGATTTGCAAAACAATCTCATTCATATCTAATTGATACATTAACTTTTGATAATGATAAAGTTTTGTATCATACAAATAATAAAATTAAGATTAACTATTCACTCCCATGTAAAGAAATTATATTTAGATGTAATTATAACTATTTGTCAGCTGGATATATTAAAGATAAATTTAATTATACATCTAGTATACTTAAAGATCAGGAAATTATTAATTCAACTTTATTAGTTATGAATGGACAAGAAAGATTTTCAAGACAAAGTACTGATTATTTTCAACTTGTCCAACCATATTTATATCATACTTGTGGAACACCTGATGGTGTATGTTTATATTCATTTTCTATAAATCCAGAAGAATTTCAACCATCTGGTTATTGTAATTTTACACAAATTGAAGATATTGAAATTAATATTGTAATTGATAAGAATGTTTCATACTCTAGACCTGTATATTTAAGAACATATGCTGTTGTTATGAATTTGTTAGAATTTTCTTATGGATTAGTCCGAATTATGTTCTAATTCTAAATAGAGTAATAAATATCTTGATTTGTCTGTTTTGTATCATTAGTTAAATCTTGTGAATCAATCACAAACTGTAATTTTCCAAATGCACTTGTTAGAGTAGCAATATATTTGTTATGATTTGATGATAATTTTGATTGTTGGGATAACATTGAATCAATTTCATCTAAACTAATAATCTTGCCTGAAATTAGTGCATTTCTATTAGTTTTTAGTAGTTTGACATAACTTAATATTTTCATATTAATTTGTTCAATCTCTTTCTCTAATGTAATAATTTTTTCTATTTTTTCTTTAATTTCTTTATCTGTTACTGAAGAAAGTTTTTGACCCATTGTACTCAAACTTTTTTTTAATTCCAAATATCTTAATTCTAAATTATGAGGTTTTTTACTTATGGATCCTCCTTGTATAACTTTATTCAAATCTTTTTTATTTATTAAACTAAGAGTATCTCCTAAAGTAACTAAACGTGATACTGTAATATTTGATTTAGGACGATGTCTTCTTTTTGGTAAAGTTTCAACTGATTCTAATTTGTATTTTAAATTAAGAAATTCTGGATTAGAATTAATTTTTTTAACAATATGTTCAAGTAAATTTTTTACCTTAGGATTTGATTTTATATATTCTCCAAATCTCTTACCTGCTGATCCAACCCATTCATCAACTGTTATAAGTTCATATTGATTTGTTAAAGTTAATCTTGTCTGCCATCCAAGTCTTTTGATCATATCATATAGTAAAGGTAATTCAGCTAAAATAATCTGTCCATAAATATCATGTGATACACCTCCTAAAGTTTTTAATATCCCTTCAATACTTGAACCAATTGCTGAATAAAAATATGTTGAACATGTTGGATCTTGATCTCCTTTATCAAGTCCAAATAAACTTGCACATACCTCCTTAATATAGTTTTTAGATTCAGGATTATTTGATAGCTGAGCTTGATAAGCTCGAGTTATTGTTGATATTTCCTTACCATTTTTATATAAAGTTACTACACTATCGGGACCAGAGGTGCCTACGGGACCAATTGTAAAACTGTATTGAGATATATTAATCTTATCTACAGTTCTTGGTCTTGTTATATCTTGCATATAACATATTACTAAGGCTGTTGGTATTTGTTTACTTCCAATTAAACTCTTAGAATTATTTTCAACAGAATCAATCTTATAGATAGGAATACTTGATCCATATGTAATTTCCATTTGAATTTTTTTAAAACTAGATAATTCAGTTATAATCTTAGAAAAAATACCATTACCAACATATTTGATATTACTTGAGTTTTCATCCCAAATAAATTGACTTAATATTTCTTGGTCAGATACAGATTTATTTTCACTAAAAACTTGAATCCAAGCTGATCTAAATGCAGATTTTAGTTCATCAAAAAATTCTGGAGAACTTGTAGTATTAATAGATTCAGGATTTGGAGAACTAAATAAACTTTTAATTGTATTTATTGATGCTGATATCAATGGTCTAGTAATCATTTCTTTACATAAATAATATATAAAGGATATGAACTGACTAGCAGTTTGTGCACCAGTAATTAAAAATGATCCACCATTTAAAGGACCAGTTAAATTAGCAAACCCTGAAAAAACTTTTTCAAATGATTTTAAAACACTAATCATTATTGTAGTATCAACTGTTCTATCTGAAAACCATCTAGAAATTACATTAAATAAATCTTCAAAACCTCTAGTAGCTAATAATGTAACACCAATAATACCTGATAAAAGTAATAATTCATAAGGATCTTTAATATCTCCCAAGTCTGATAATCCTGCTAAAATACCAATAATTGAACTTAAAAATACTGTTATTATTATAACACTTTGATTATTAATAGAATCAAAAATTGTTTGACCTAAACCTTTTTTTTCATCTAATCCAAAGACTTTTAATATTCCTTTAATAATTGGTAGTGATATTTTACTTTTATCTGAATTTGCAGCAACTCCTCCAAATAAAGATCCTTTTTTTACTGTGCTATAGTATTTAATTCTTTGTCCAATAATTACCTGATTAATATATTGAATAATATCATTATAATCTATATTTTCCATTAAATATAAAATATCCGAAGAAAAAAATATTTCATATATATTTTTCTCTAGATTAAATTATTACTTCAAATAATCCTCTAATTTACTAAAGATTTTATTTAACTTGATTAATTTTGTAGGATATAATGGTGAGTTTAATTGTTCTAATGAACTTACTGATTGAATTAATAAATTAATTTTAGTTTCAGTATTTGGTGAAATTTTCTTATTTCCACCTGCTAACTGAAATTTAATAAAGTTGAACTTTGTCTCAATCTCGCTTACTGCATTTATATTTTCCCCTCCTGACATATTTATATATTTAGGAAGTATTATCCCTTTGATATTGTATGTTTCTTTATCTTTAATTAATTTAGCAGTTTGATCAATTTGTATTGATCTTAATGCAGCTACTTGAGATGATGTTAAACGTTTGATACGATTTTTTTGTATAGGTGTAACATTTGTTTCTCTATTACTAATATCTTGTTTTAAATCATTTTTCAAATGTGTTTCTATATCTTGTACATAACCTTCTAAAATTGATTTAACTTCAAGACCTGGTTTAGTTTTAAAATAATCACTAAACTCTATAGGTTGAGTTTTAATCCAATCATCAAAACCAATTAACTTGTTAGATGAATTAATTTTCCATCCTAACTTTTTTAGAATTTCATATTTTATTCCTGGATTAGTACTTATTAAAAGGTTTTTAATATCAGATGATGTTTCGACCTGTTTTCCTAATATTTTTACCATTGATAGAGCTGATCTACCTAATACTGAGTAAAAGTATTGAGAACATATTGGATTGTCCAAACCTGTACTAATATCAAACATTTCTTTACATACTTGTGTTGCTGATATTTTTGCCTGAGTTGGATTTGATCCCAACCATAGATCTATTGATGTTTGAATTGATTGAACTTCAGCGTTTGTTTCTCTATTATAGACTATAACTTTACCATCAGAATTTAACTCGAATACATATTTGAATTGAGACTTTGCAATAATTTGTTCTGGAGTAACAGAGTTAAATTTTGTAGATTCTATCCATCCAATAACCAATGCGGTAGCAATTGGTCTAGAATTAATATATGATATTGTGTTCATTGGTAATCCATTAAAAAAGTATTTGGTTTCATTTTGTCCTAGTTTGGAATTATATGTGACATAAAATTTTATTTTAGGGGTTATCAAAGTTTCTATTCTTCCTGGAAGATTACCTAAAAACTCAATATGTCCTGTTCCACCATTAAAACTATATGAATTTAATATTTCTTGACTAAATTA